ACGTAAAGACCGTCAGTAGTTGCAGAAGGTGTAGGTAAATTAGATCCAACAGCTAATCCAGCAGCAATACCACTTGTAGTGGTACTAACCATTTTTGAAGTCGTTGCATTAAATGTTCCACCAAATACAAGACTTCCTTTTGTAAGTGTTGTTATTGCTTGCCAAGCGTTTCCGTCCCATATAAAACAATCTTCTGAAACAGTGTCAAAAAGAAGCTGGCCATTGTACTGGGCTGTGGGATAAGCTCCAGTTTGTTGAACTGATTGAAATAAAGCTGTTGAACTATTTGTTAATTTTGTTCCGTCAATTGATTTTCCAATTCTTGCTCCATCAATAGTTCCACTAGTTATCTGTGTAGCAGGCAACGCAGGGATTAGTCCTGCTGTTAAACCTGCCCCTGCTGTAATTACTCCTTTAGAATTAACAACAACTGATTGATATGTACCAGCTCCCACTCCACTCGTTGAAGTCGTAAGATTGCCTGATCCATCGACAGTTAAACCTCCACCAGACGTAATTTGAACTCCACCTTTTGCTGATGTCGTAGCTGTAGGTATATCTCCAGCAGCAAGAGTAGAGCTACCTGTAATTTGTCCTTGAGCGTTATATGTAACCTTGACTGCACCAGCAGTGTTAGCAGTAATGCTATTTGTAATTGATAACGCACCAGCACCACTAACACTTAAACCAGCACCAACAGAAACACCACCAACTGCTGAAGTTGTAGCTTTTGGTAAGTCTGCTGCGGCAAGTACGACAGCTCCAGTAATTAATCCTTCTGAATTAAAACTAATACCAGATTTAGTAGAAGCTCCTCCACTAACAGCATTATTTATTCCAAGATTTCCTGAAGATACATTTAACGACCTATCTATATTTGATGTATTTAGTTTTGCTGCTGTAACTGTTCCATCTCTTAATTTTGTAGCTCCGTCTAAACCTGTTGTTGAGTTAGTAGATGTTTGAACTTTATCGTTTGTAATTGCTGCGTTTTGAACAGCTCCAGTATCCACAGCGTCATCTGCAAGCTCTGTTGCCGTTACAGAATTTGTTCCTAGCTGAGTTGAAGTTATACTGCCTGAAACTATTTTAGTCGCCTGAATACTTCCTGCTAATTGTGCATTAGTAATTGTTCCAACTAATGCTGAAGTAGCATAATTAGTAGCACTGGTTAAATTAAATGCTGGTGTAGCATCAGTCTGACCAAGGGTTATTGTTACTCCACCTACAGAAGCAGAAGAAGAAGCAAGTTTAGAAACTGCTATAGATCCTGCAAGTTGAGCATCTGTAATTGTTCCCGTTAAAGAAGACGTAGGATAATTAGTAGCATCTGTTAAATTAAAAGCAGGAGTAGGGTCTGAAGCACCTAAAGCAACACTAATACCTCCAAAACTTACAGAAGAATTTGTTAATTTAGCATTTGTAATTGACCCTGCTAATTGTGTATTTGTAATCGTACCAACTAAAGCACTCGTCGGGTATCCAGTTGCATCTGTCAAGTTAAAAGCAGGAGTAGTATCTGCTTGACCAAGTGCTACGGTTACGCCACCAAATCCAACATTAGAACCAACTAATTTTGATACATCAATTGATCCTGCTAGTTGTGCATTAGTTATTGTCCCTACAAGATTTGTTGTTTTATATCCAGTTGCGTCAGTTAAATCAAAAGCAGGTGTAGCATCTGTCTGGCCAAGATTTAAAGATATTCCTCCAAACGAAACACTAGAAGCATCAAGTTTATTATTAGCTATTGAACCTGCTAGTTGAGCACTGGTTATTGTTCCACTTAAAGATGATGTTGGGTATCCAGTTGCACTAGCTAAATTAAATGCTGGAGTTGCAGACGTTCCACCAAGAGCTATTGATACACCGCCTAAAGAAATAGTTGAGTTGGCTAGTTTTACATTTGTTACTGCTCCATCAACAATTGCTCCAGTTGCAACTTGATCTGTTCCTAATGTTCCTACCTTTGCCGCAGGGATTGAAGCTGCATCAATTAAGGCAACACCAGCTTCTATAAGATTTTTAACAGTTACCCTTTTCGTCTCACTAGCACTAATATCTGCAATGGCTAATGGGTCTGTCGCTGCTACACCTGCTTCTGCTAATTCAGGCAGATTACTAATTTCAAGATCAGGCATTTCCCTTAACTAAGAACCAATAAACATATATTACGGCTGATCGAGCAATATGGGACTTCCATCTTGCTGAAGAATCTTATTCTCATCTTCCTGTAACAAGTATCCAGGTGTTGCTCCTGTATTTAAAGTGATTTCTCCATTAGTTATAAATTCAACTCTGGTTGTAATTTCTTCTGTTGCAGAAACACTAACAGCAACATTTGTTACTACACAACTAGCTTCGTACCAAACAGTATGCAATGAGGTTGCACTTGATTTGTATATGTAAAAACGTCCATCAAAATCTGCACCCTGTTGAAGGCGAATAATTAACTGAGCAAGATAAAAAGGAAATTCTGGATCTTGAGCACTCGTGTGATCAGCTAAATCTGAACTATGCTCCCACAGGCAAGACAAAGTTCCTTGACCACTAATTAATCCTGCTTCATATTGTTCTTTAAATTGAGCACCTAAAGGTGTTAAATCTATTTGATCTCTATTCGTCGTAATCTCAAAATCTTGTACCCTGGCTAAATGCCTGAATCTAGAATTAACAGTTCTAAGTGTTACTTCTTTAGAAGAACTAGGAGTAACAAGTGTTAAAGCATCTGATTGTCTTCCTGTTATAGCAGCAGAAAATGTATCAAATAATCTAATTCCACCCATTTTATCTACATAAATATACCAATTGCCATCTGGATGATTATGACCACTTACAAGTTCTAAAGTACTTTTATCAACTGTTGCAATTTCTACACGATCTCCAGTAATTAACGAACCAGAAGAACGATCAACTGAAAATCTTTTTGATCCTGCGTTTACGTCATGCGGATCTAATCTGGTTTGAAGAGAAGATAATAGAGTATCTCTACGAATTTCTACTTCACCACTTTGTCCAAAATAAACAGCCACAATTAAGTACTTAGTTCGTCAGTTGGAGCACCATCAGCTTCCCACGTAAAATCAACAGAAGAAATTTCTCCTACAGAACTACTCATAGACACACCTGTTATATAAGCACTAAACGTAAGTTGTCTTGCATCTGTCGCTGATCCTGCTGATTCTTCTAATCTACATATCAACGTAACTTTATCTGATTCAGTGCCACTAGCTTTTATAGCTGCTGTTAATAAATCAGTTACGTTAGGTGTTGCAGTAGAAGTAGCTGTATAGTAATAAGCTCTTGCACTACCTGAATAACTTCTAACTCCTGGCTTTATTGTTCTATCCGTATCACCCATTGCTGTGATCTCAAGAATAGACATGGACTGAGAAAAACTCCAACTTTGTAGTTGGCCTACCTCAGAACCTCCTACCAGCAAAGCCCCGTCTTTTCCGCTAAAATAACGTCCCACAGCCCTAAATCAAAAACATTACTTTTATTATATAGGCGCATCCAAACAAGCAACAAAACTACAACTCACATTACTCAAACCTTTAAAGGTACTTGTAACAGAAGGAGGCCCAGAATAACGCCATTTTAAACCTGATCCACCCGTTTCTCTCATATAATCACGAAGATCTGAAGGCTCTATTCCTGACGTAGCAAAACCACGATTAAAAGTTACATAATTCCAATCGCCATTAACCTGTACATAATTATCTAAAATCAAAGCAGCGTCAGCATCAGAAATATTAGAAAAACCTAATTGCAATGTGGCATTTACTCGTTTGTTACCGTAACGCAAATGTGTCTTTGTACCATCTAACGATTCAAAATCTGTACTTGGATACGTTCCAGGGGAATAACTTCTGGAAGTTGGTTTGATAGTAGGAAATTGTTTTTCTATTGCCATTGTTTTTAAGCGAAAGCGAAACGTCCGTTACTATTCCATCCATTTAATATAGCTAATTTGCCATCTTTTCCATTACCAATATCAATTAAAGGTACATGAGAACCTGATAGTTCAATCAAACCGTCATCTCCAAATGTAATACTTTCAACTTTATAACATTGATTGGTTTTTTCGTCTTCTCGAATAGTAAACAACGATCCAGCATAAGCAGCTAACACATTTGAACTATTGAAATTTACGTTTGTAGCAAATTGAACTTCATCTTCGTTTGAGTTCCAATAATAAATATTATGTGAACCTGTAATCGTATCTTTACTTACGACTTTACCTCCTTCAAGAATAGCTCCATTATTAAATCTACTTGTATGCTGCGTTGTTGAAAATACTCTTATATAGTCTCCTGGTTGTAATCCTTCTATATAATGAGGAGCTGTTTTAAACGTAATTAAATGTGTTGTTTTTTCTCTTACACTTAAAACATATTTACCAAAAGTTTTAGCGTGTTGTTCACTTGTACAAAAACCACTTAAATCAAAAGTTTCAACAGGATCATTGTTGTGATTGTTTCCAGCTAATTTAACTACAATTGATTTTGTTTCTGTAAAACCATTTATTGTTTCGTGTCTATATAAAATATTTGCTTGAAATGTTTGCCTGTCTTCTGGAGCAAGATAAGAAACATTTAAGTCATTAATATTTCCATCAGTAAATAATGCACTAATTTTAATAGCTTGATCTGGATCAATTTCATAACTACCGCCTTTATATGGAACAGAAGGTTTAAGACTAAACTTACCTCCAATAATTGTAAAATCTAATAAACAATAAGTAGCTTGTTCAAATATAAATTCTCTTAAGTTAACTTTATTTGAGATCATTCCGTCCCAAAATAATTTATTTGCTTTACAAAATTGTGCTGCTTCTTTCATGTCTCCTTTACCTGTTGTTTTGTTATAAGCAACAGAATTTGTATTAATAATTGATCCTGCTCCTATTGTTTCATCAGTTAATAACGCATACGCAATATCTGGAAATAAATGTGTTGGACCGTCTGAGTTTTCTATTAAACGATGAACTTTAATTCCTTTTTTAATGTAAGCAGAAAACTGACTAAAGTTTGTCCATTCTTTTGAACTATCTATTTGTAATGCTGCATACGCTAAATCGTTATATGTAGAACTTGTATCTTCTACTATTTCATTGCAGTAAACAATTTCATGCTCTGGCCCATCTAAATGACTTGATTGATCTCCATTAAATAACCAATGATCAGCAGCAGCATCATAAGAATTTAACTCTATACCTTCAACAGGGATACGATCAAAACCTTCTACAGTAACTGTAAATCTTTGAGCTGGAAGAACAACATCTGAGTCATCATCACTTGGATCAATATCTATTCTCGGAATAACAACTATTTCGTTATTTGTATAACCAGAACCAGTCCCTACAATATATGACCATTCAGCATAAGTTTGTTCAGTGCTTCTGTTATGCCAAAGATTTAATCTTACTTTAGCTGTACCAGTGCTTCCGTCTTCATCTTCAAGAAAAACATCTCGTGGATAAGCAGTTCCATTATCTAATATTACTTGAGCAGATTCAACTTCTAAAGTTTCTTGTTGACGTACATAATATAAATCTGGTCTTCCCTTTGGATAACCCGTAACAATAGGATGTCCGTAGCCTGGGTCACTAGAATCCTGTCCTGAACCAGGGATGCTTGGATCAATAACTGGATACATTTTTCCACCTAAACCATTAGCTTGTTGAGAATAATGAAACTCAACTCCAGTTACAGTTTTTCCTCCACCAAAAACAGCAGGTACATCTTCTTCGTTATACGCACCAACAACAACATTTCCCCATGCAGGGCCAGATTTCTGATCTCTATTATCTGGAGCGTGATCAGGATGTATATATAAATTAAATAGTAATGATGTCCCTGCTCTTAAAATTAAAGTATCATTTGGCCCTTGAAAAGTAACGCTGCTATAAGATCCTGAGTTTCCTTCTCTATAAATACTTGTACCATTAGCTGCATTAAATCTTGTCCATTGTGTTTGACTTTCTCCAGTATATTTAAGTAAAGGAGCACTACTATCGCTACTGTATTGACCAACAGGATTATTTTCTCCTGTTGAATTTATATTTTTAATAATACCTGCTGTTGATAATCTTGATGTAGAACCAGTGTATGCAGGATCGTTAGGATTAGTTATATCTGAATTACCTAAATTCCATTCTGCATTACTTAAATCTTCTTTCGTTAAGTTTAATTCTCTATTCCCTGCAAATTTAACAATAATATTATTAATTGTAGAACTAAAAGTTTTTATATCTGTATCAGAAAAAGCATTGTTTGAATTTAAAAGATTAACTTTTATACTGTTATTACTAATAACTGTTTTAATAACATCTGCTCCAGACCAAGGTATAAATCTATATTCATGTTGGATTTTAGGATGTTTAATCCTTATGTAATTGTATTGAAATTCAGGGCTGCTTCCTTTAACACAGAACAAACCACTATGTCCTGAAACTTGAGAAGGCTTAGGAACAACATCTTCCCAATTATCTGTTCCTGATTGTCTTAACTGAAGCTTGAAAAAACTATATCTTTTAATATATTTATTAACAGTACCTAGTGTTAAACTAGACTTGCCTTTATAAATATCATCTAAAGCTTTTTCTGTTGGCTTGCTATTTACATTTGCAAAATTTATCTGTTTAAATACTTTAGATTTAAGTCCTATTTCTGTAATATCACAATCTCTATTGTCAGAAACCGTTCCAATAGCAGCTTTTTGAAGCGTATATGTTATTGCTGGATCGTTTAAGTCATTATAGTATTGTTCATAATAAAACTTATCAGATCTACCGTAAAGTTCAAAATATTTACCAGTATTGTTATACCACTCTGGATTATTAATATGATCTCCTAAATGATTATTTGGAGTGCATTGTATTCTACCTTTTTCAAGAACAGTAAACTCATAAGATCTATCACTTGTGCCATTCTCCCAAGGCGTTCCAGAAGCAGAAGTACATCTAACTAAGGCTGTTCCAAGCAAATACTGTTCGCCAAAAGAAATATCATCATCAGCCTTTTCTCTCATTGTTTGACTTATTGCATTAACATCTTCTACTCCATGTTCCATATAGCCAGGATCATTTCCTCTTTTATCTTTCCAATCAAGTTGATAGGCTCTTCCTCCTTTAGGATTGTTTGGCCCACCTATTACTTGATAAAAGATTTTTGCATTTTTAGGTATATCTTGATTGCCTAGTCTTACTTGAGCTGCATTGGCAGACCCAGTATTTTCAATTTTTATAAACCCTGCTCTTGCAGGCCATTTACCTACATTTTTTCTTCTTTTAGCAAGTGTATTTCTTGCTGGTGGAACTGTATCATCATCTAATTCTGGTGATATACGAAGCAGCTCATAAGGCAATCTAAAATAAGTAGCATTAGGAATAGGATTACTTACACCAAATATTGCTTGAGTTGTAGGATTTCGTGTTCCTGAAAACCATTCTTGATTATTAATTTTAAATTTTTGTTTATTAGTTGCACTACCTTTTGTAATAAAAGGAATATTGTCACCAATTGGATTTGAAACATAAAATTCTTGATGGATTTTCTGTTCGTTATAGTTATGTAATAACAAATCACCTATTGCGTAACCTTTAAATTCTGGTCTTTCTGCTAACTCACCTAAAGAAAACATTCCTAATATTTTTAACTGCTGGTAACGACCCAAGCTAATTATCTGTGACCATAAAAGTTGAGAGTTAACTCTTATTCCACCAAAGCCATCTTCATCATTAAAATTAGCAAAAACAAGAGGAATAATATCTCCTAAATTTGCTAAATCTTGAACACTATTAAAACCAAACTGAGGAGCAAACCTTCTCGTACCAGCAATATCAGCAGTTCTTCTATTTGACCCCCTACTTGTATCTGGTTTAGGTGTTAACAGGTATGCAAGAACACTTAAAGCAACACCAACAACTACTTGTCCTAAAAGAGTTAAAGCACCTGCATTTGCATACGGAATAGCAACAACTAAAGGGCCATTTACTAATTCAGGAATATGCTCATAACCTTTTGGTTTTTCTTTTGACTTAGCTGCTACTTGTTCAACAAATTGCCAATACTCTTCTTCTGTTATTCCAAGGAGGTTGCAAAGATCTGCTTCCGTTGGAAGTAACACCCTTCTACCAAAAGGTTGTCTAGCGGACACCAAATCACCACCTGGCCTCCGAATGTTTTTCGGTAACTCAGCCATCCTTCCTCGTAATAAGCAGCCATGCCATAACCATCATCTGATTTGCATAAACCAATTGTTCCTAGTTTAGGGGGTGATTCAACTCCCCACCTATTTAATTCTTCAAAAAAGATACTATAGTCTTTTCTCTTTAACCTTCGATACCAATCACGCTCTCCTTTTGGAACAGTAAAACCATAATGACCCAATACTGTACGAACCAAAGACAGGCAATCACCAGTTCCATGCTTAACAGGGTCAGAACCTAAACGATATTTAAGTCCTATTAATTCATGTGGCTTCAACGGTTTTGAATTGTTCCTGTTAACGGTAACTGATTACATTGTTCTGTTGATAAAGATTTTTGAGGAACATTTGCACCAACAGCGTCAATAGCAGAACTTAATAACAGTTCAATTGATTCTGGATCGTATCTCATGCCAGCAGCTAACCAATACTCTTTTGTTAACATTGAATTTCTAGAAAAATCAGTATTCATAAGCCATACTTCAACTTCAACGTAATATCCTTCTTCAACAAATTGATTAACAAAACCCATACTTAACGGATTATTTGCAAGGACTAAAGAAGCTTCTAAATTATCTCCTGTTCTATTCATTGCTGCACCTTGATAAATAAAAGATAAATATGTATGACCACTTACATTTGCATCGTATTTTCCATTTTGAAAAGCATGTTGTTCGTTTCCGTTTTTATCTGTAACGGTAACAAAAGCAGTTAAGGCAACAACAGTCATTACATTCCTAACCTCGATCTAGCACTTCTACTATTTCTTAGTGTAGACAAAGTTCTATTTTCTCCAGCTCTAGCACCTTGAGATGTAGCAGTTGCAATAATTTGTCCTACAGCAGACTTAGGAACAAACTCTTCAGAGTTGAAGTTCAATATAGGCCCAGAGTAATTAACAGTAGTAGAACTTCCACCGCCTCCACCTGCATAAGACGAACCAGTGCCAGGTATTACAGCTTCACCTCTAGCACCTGCTGAGTAGCGTTGCATACTTGAAGCCATCTTAGAAGCTGGGATAATATACTCGTCTTCTCCCGCTTCTCCCACGAGTCCCATTGTGGGTTTGGTTGCATATCCTCCAGCAGCAAAAGGTTTGATCCCATTAGCTACATATCCACCTTCTGCAAAAGTAGGAAGAATACTTGTTATTGCAGATTTCAAATACATACTTGCAATCTGTTTAGCGACTCCAGCAAGCGACTCTCCAAGAGATTTAGTGCCATCAATTAACCCCATAATTGCTCCATGTAAACCATCAGCAATTGTTGTTTTTACTTGTAACAAGGTTTCTTCCCAATTTTTTGTATTCTCTTCTCTCTTCTTCGCGGCTGCTGATTCTGTTGCAGCCAAATCTTCTGCTGCCTTTTTCATTGCTGCGGTCATTCCTAAATATTTACCAGTTAAGCGGTCAAACGTACCAACGCCTTCAACCTCATAAGTTTCCCATTGCTTACCAGATTTCTCTTCCCATTTTTTCATTTCTTCTTGTAAAGCAATTGCTCCTTCTATCCCTTGAGCCTCTTCTTTCTTTCCCTCTATCTGAGACGTAAGTTTCTTCGCTAATCTTCTATCCTTCCAACTATCCCCTAATTTACCTAGTTTTTCCTCTAAACGACCAATTTCCACCTCTAATTCTTTTGTTTTCCATGTTGCGTCTTCTATCGAAACTGTTCCGTTCTCAATATTTTTCTTAAATGTATCCATAGGTGTGTCAGCACCTTTGATTTTATTAACAAGCCATTTGATTCCTTCGTATAAAGCCCAAACAGCCGCAACAGCCAACAAGAATTTAGCCGTCAAAGCAACAGCAGCCGCCGTCAAAACTCCTAAACCACCAGCAGCAGCAATTCCTATTTTTAGAGCCGCAAAACCAGCCGCGAGCGAAACAACAGCAGGAGCAACGATAAGAACAGCAGCAGCTAAAGCTGTCACAATAATCGCTGCTTTTTGAATTGCAGGATTTAACTGTGCAAACCAGCCAACCAACGCTGTCATCGCTTTTACAATAGGAGTAACGGCTGGAAGCAGTTGTTTACCAACAGCAACAGAAAGATCTTCCATTGCGTTTTGAAATTCTTTAAATCTTTGCAGCGCACTTTTTGAAACAATTGCTTCAACAGCTCCTCCTCCTTCTTCTTCAATTTTCTTTAAAGCTCTAATAACAACATCTGAAGTAATTTTTCCTTGAGATCCAAGTTCTTTTAATCCTCCAACCGTTGTACCTAATTCATCCGCAATTGGTTTTAATAATGTAGGAACTTGTTCCGCCAAACTTCTAAATTCATCACCTTGCAATCTTCCAGAACCTAATGCCTGAGCCAACTGCCTAAAAGCTCCTGAAGCTTCCGCCGCAGAAACTCCAGCCGTTGTTGCTGCTGTATTAAAGCCAAAGAAAGTTGTTTCAATGTCTTCCATCGAAACACCTAATGGTCTTAATCGGCCAATGATATTTGTAACACTGTCAGCCGCTTCGATGTTTGACATTCCAAAAACTTTTGAAGCTCTTGACGCTATCGCTTGTGCTTTTTCATATTCCCCATATTGCTCTGTTAATAATTTCATCCGAACTTCTAACGCTTGCGCTTTTCCCGCCGTCTGAATTGCATTTTTAGCAAAGAACCCTAATCCTGCTCCTGCAACTAAACTCCCAATATTTAAACCACCTATTGCACGTTTCAACTTCTCCATATCTGTCTGCACTTTCCGCCTTGTCTTCCTTACCTTGTTCCCGAATTTTGTCCAAGCGGTTTCGTTAAGACGCTGGAGCTTGCTTACCGACTTTGCTAATTGCTCTGTTTTAACCTTTAACTTCGCGGCTGCGGCTGCGGCTGGCCCAGTTATAAAATCAAGTTTTACTGAAGCAACAGCCACTTTGTTTCGTTCTTTTTTATTTATTCTAACGATACTTTGCCCGTTTCATCTCGGCTTCTTGTTCTTCGTTTAAAAGATCAAAATAAGCCGACCAAATATACAGCTCTTCTAGCGTTACTTTGTTTACTAATTCAGAAAGCGTATAACCCAGTTCACGAGCAACACCTAACTGCAATTTTGTTAAGTCATTCTTCCTTAGCTCTTCCTTTATTTTTTTGGGTCTACTTCTTCTCCCTTGTCTTCGATAACGGCAAGCATTAATGATTGTAAATCAGTATCTCTAACTTCGTTCTTTAACTCAGCAGTATGACCAGCAGTAAAAAGCCTTTGACCATTTTCATCGGTAGCCTTCTGCACAAACAAACGCAAAGCAAAAGCGTTTAAATCATCTTTGGTGCCTTTCTGTGCATATTCTCTTTCTGCCATTGTTAAAGGTGTTGTCCAAAATTCAAAAACATCGCCATTGGATAAAGTAACTTCTTTTTTCGTAGAAGTTAAATTTGCGGCCTTTTTTAAACGCTCTAAAGGACTAAGAGACTTTGCCTTTGGTGATGCCATTTCAAATAATTGGGGTTGTATATACAAATTTAGACAATAAAAAACCCCTTAGCAATAGACTAAGGGGTGAAATAACACTATTAAGAAGAAGAACTTAAATCAAATGCTGGAGCACCTGTTGGCCTAAAGGCAATCTCAACCATTTGTGCATCATCTGGGTTAATGCTCCAACTTGCGGACAGCAAAGCAGCATCCATTGAAATACTTCTACTTAATGCTTCTGTTCCTTGTTTGTCTGTATAGAGCCTAAATGCAGCCCCTACTTGTTGACGTTGTAAAACATCTTCTACAAGTCTGTTAGATAAAGCAGCATCTTCGTCTGTAACGTAAACGCTTGCACTACCTGAGCCATCAGCAAAGCCAGGAATATAAGCTTTGAATGGTGCAGTTTGTCCTACAGTTTGACCAATAGTAGTTACGTCAATTTCTGCTCTTGTTACTTCAAAAGACCAAGATTGAACTTGTCCAATAGCAGCATAATCACTGTAATAAACTTCAAACTCGTTAGGAGCTGCGGCTGTTCCAACATCAGTTAGGTTCACAGCAGAACCGCCATTAGTTGCTGAAACAGTCATTGCTCCAGAACTATTGGTATATGTTTTAACAAAATATTCAGTACCAGCCGTTAATCCAGCAGGTAAAGTTCCAGTTCCAGCTCCTCCAGAAGAAGAGTCAACAACTTTAAACTTAACTGGATCACCTGCTTTTAAATTCAAGTAAGCCTGAACAACCATAGTTTCAGTTCCAATGGTCACGTCTGACGGTGAAAAAGTGCCAGTAGTTCCAGCAGGTTTATAATAAAGTGCGCCTGAAGTACCAGACAGAACAGTGACAGCCATTGAATTAAATTAGTCTAAGTATGCGTCAAATGTAGCCGAGAATTGCGTTTGAAAGAACGCTTCTTGCTCTGCTGGTTGTATTGTAGCTAATCCTGAACATGGTTCAAAAATAAGACTACTAAACTTAGCTCTGTCAAACTTATCTTTAACTCTTTCTCCTATGGTGTAATTCGCTCCAGCTCCTACTCCAATAGGTGTAAAAATATCAATTGTTATAGTTCCTGTTTGTCTATTAAATGATTTACCCGTAGTAGGTGCTTCTAATGTTGCATAATTATTTGCACCAAAAAGAAGGTAAACAGCAATCCAAGGGGTGTTGTTTGGTGGAGTGAATGGAGCGTTCTGATAGCTAACAGGATAAGCAGGATTTAATGCCATCTCTGTTGCAATGCGGCCTTCTATAGCTGCTCTGACATCGTTAAAAGTACTGCTCATTTAATCCTCCCATCTGAAAGATTGAACTTGATCTTTAACCTGTTTTTCTACACTATGAAACCAACCTTTTTGTACTTGGTTCTCCCTACTTCTAAATTTACCGCCCCATGATGGAGGGAAATTAGTTCCTAAAATGTTTGGTTCTGCATAAGGTAAGTTATTAAATATTGAATACGTTGGCCCTATTTTTTCTCTTTGATAATTAGCCCTTCGAGGTCTTCCCGATCCTCCTACAGACTTAGAAACTTGTGATAAAGGAATTGGTTTCGATTTGTCATAACTTCCTTTTCCTATTGTTTTACCTTGATCTGTATTTTCTCCAATCTGCCAATTAGCGCGTAATCTTCCAGTATCAACGGGTGTTCCTTGCTTCAACAAACTCTCTGTCCAAGGCACAACCCTCTTAACAATATCGTTTAAGACTTCTTCAGGAAGATCAACCATCTCCTGTAATGAAATTTTCTTTGTCATGCCCTCAATACCAAATCGTAGCTAATAGCAGTATTAGCTAATTCCGTGGTTTCGACCTGAATAATTTGATAAACGATAGAAGAGATAACAACACGATCTGAAGCCGTTGGAGTGTAATCCAAGTCTTCCGCCGCAATTGTTAACCTTTTATCGTTTGCCTTGATCAAGCCTTTTACTTCTCTTGCAGCGACATTCCCAACAACACCTTTTACCGTTGTATCAGTAGTTGTCTCACCAACAGCCCCAGTAGTTGTGTTGTAAGCAGCAGCCGTTACTTTGCGAATAATGACGCTGCCACCTGTCGCTTTAAACGCTTTACTAACGCCTTTTCTTAAGCCCTTTGGTTTGACTGCCATTACAAGCGATAAGCAACAACTTGGCCGCTTGCCAATGTAATACTTGTAATAACCATTCCTTCGATCTCTGTTCCTGCGTTCATCGTGATTCCATTAATTGTTGATGATCCATTCTCAGTAAGATCACTTGAAACAAAAGTACAAGAAGCATCTGCTAACGCATGAACTTTCCCAAAACGTCCTGTGTGGGTGTTTTGATCTGTGATGATTGTTGCTGCTGGGTAAATCATGGTTAGCTGCGTTTTACTGCAATGTTACTTGGTCCACTTATTCTAATGCCCCTGAAGTAGCGTTCAAACATAGGTGGAACAGCATTGAACCCTACAGCTCCGAATCTGTAAGGAGTAATTGAAATATTTCCAACATTTAATGTGCTATAGGATTCTAAGCCTGTTAGATCTAAAGCATCTTTATTGTTATTTAAATAAGCAGCTAATACCGCCTGTGCTTTCTTTACTTGATCTGGTATTTCTGTATCGGTGAAATAATCCTCAGTAATAGTAAAAGGAAAGCCTAAATTATAGTTGTTGATATAAGTATCAGGTTTTCTTACCCCAGTTCTAGGCCATTGCATTGCTTGAGTATCTGTTGCCCTAGCACCTAAAAATCTTTCACGGTCAATCCGTTGCGCTGCACTATAAAGAGCACGATTTCTATAATCGTCACTTGTTGAACCAGCTTCCCACGCAACAATATCATCCGTAGCAACTAAACCTTCAATCAGTTCATTTGCTTCTGTCAATGAGATGTAGCTATTTGCGTTCGCTGCTCCCGCCGTGTGATGAATTGTTATTGCCATCAGTGGTTACTTTAGATTTGCGCTTGCGTTTTGGTTTGGGCTTCTCAATAACAGAAGTTGAGGCCGCTACTTCTGCAGCAGCCTCGCGTTCTCTTAGTCGCCTAAAAGCGAACAAGCCCATTAGCTTGCTGCGCTCTTGATAACAGCATAATTAAGCACAATCGCTTGGCTTAATGAGCCGCCAGACAAGTTGCCAACTGTGACCTTAAAAGATCCAGCCGCAACTGCTGAAACAACCAGCCAATACGCACCAGCAGTACCAGCAGAACCATGATTAACGACAACAACGTCAGTTGCAGCCACTTTGTCATTGTTCACTTGGAAGGTAACTTCTGCTGCATCAGCTAATGCTGCAGCGTTCATTGTGATTTGACCGCCTTGCGTGTTAAGCGTTACAGCAGTCGCTTTGCTTGTGGCTTGTGTTACGGCTCCACCTGAGACGTAACCAATCGCCTTGCCGCCTACGGCTTCAAATACGGATGTCATTTGTTAATACCCCTTAGTCGTAGTTAGAAACTACGGTAGCGCGAGCTATACCGAGGTTCTTGTTTTCATACACGGCTGACCAGTTTGCAACAGTCTGGAGCTGAGCAACAGTCGGATTCGTCGTAGTCACCGCCCATTTACTACCAACTGGGTGATAGCAATAATGAGCGTCATAACTGATCGCGTCGGACTTGGCCAAGATGTCTCTGTCTTGCTCAATGTCTAACGCTTGCATTTCGCCACTACCTACAGCACCAGGCTGGAAGAAGTACGCTGCATACTCAGTTGTTGCACCTGAGCCAGTCTTGGTTACATCATCTGAAACCAATACATTTAAGCCGCAGAAGGTAGGAACTTTATCGTCTCCACCATAAGCATTAGCCATTGATCCGCCTGACTGAGTTGTGGATGTACCACGGGCCTCATTTGTGCTGACGTAATCAATAAGCTTCCTTTCGACCATGTCGTAATAAGTGTTGCTATGTATTGCAACAGCAGTTAACTTGTCGCCTTGCTCACCAAATTTTGCTCTGGCAGCAGCAACAGTTCTTGGACTTAAAACAGTTGGTGAATCTCCACTTTCTGAATCAACGCACATTGAGAAAAATGCGCTATTTGAATCGTTAGCGTTAAGAGATCCAAAGCAACCTTCTAAACCAGCAAGAAGATCTTTTTGCTTTTGGTTGGCAATATAAGCAGCAAGCTTATTACCAATAGCGGCCATAGCATCAGAACCCGCAGCGATTGATGCAAGATCTCTTGCCTCAAATGCGCGACCTCTATGTAATTGAACAGCTATTTGCTTTCCTGTTGAAATCTTGCCAGGAGTCAATGAAGTGCTATCAGTTAGAACCTCTTGATCACCAGCTAAGTTTGCACCCCAAAAAGGTACATTTATGAAGTCACCTTCTCCAGCGTTTAGTTCCGCCAATGGCTGCACAACACCAGACTGCAAGAAGCGGTCTAGATTTGTGGTCGCTTGAACGACATAAGGAACAAAAACCTCTGGGATGATGACATCACTCCGACGAGTGGGAGCCATTTAAGAATCCAGATAAATTTTGCAGTTTGGGCGTAACCCTTACTCTCCCTATTCGGCGTAACCTATTGGAGGAGTCATTGCTATATATATTAGCGGCTTTCGGCCATTTCCCTATACTTTCTCCAAACTTCTGCGCCTTGTTGTCTATAAATCCTTGTCTGTTCGTCCATATTTTGTGTTTCAGGTAAGAAATATTTCAAGTCACCTTCTGATATTTTGCTACCCGAAACAGTTCCACCGCCCACTGCGCCACTGCCTCTTGCAATAGGCTTTTTAACAACCCATTTTGTTCTATCGTTTGCAGCAAGTTTCTTTTGGACAGCTTCTTCTACTGTCATCCGACTAAATTCATCAACATATACAACAGAACCATCTTCTCCTACTTCAAATTTATCTTTACCTAATTTCTCTAACGCATAATCTGTATCATGCACCGCATTAGATAAAGCAGCCATAGCAGGTGAGATCAATTCGAGATCACGAATCTTCGCCTCAAGCTTTTTGATCTTGTCGTCTTTATCTTTTACAGCATCACGGAATTGGCCCTCCCTTGATTCCAATGCCTTTGAGTAATCACCTTTGGCCTCTAATTCTTTCTGCTCTGCCTTTTGTTTAAAATCAAGTAATTCTTGATAATCAGCAGGAACATCAGGCGTTTCTTTTTTCTTTAATTTGCCTATTAGTTCAAAGTTTTTTTTCTCTAATCCCTCAATGCTTCTTTTTAGTGCATCAAGTTCAGATGGATCAACAGCCGTAGGCTCTTGAATGTTTTCGTCAGACATAAATAACCCGTAAGGCCAGTTTTCCTCTAAGTTAGCAGAAACTACTAGGAATCAACCCCATGCCTAGCCTAATTAAAAAAGAAGAAGGCTTTACTGTTCGAGAATTAAGAGATTTACTATCAAAAGTTCCAGATGTTGACGGTGAAGGAAACGAAACAATGGTTTACGTCGTCACAGGAAACGAAATGGCTGACGTTATTACACTAGGTAAAGCCGACAGCCATGATGATGTGTTATTAGTGCCTGGTTTTTGGGCCAACGTAATGGAAGACCTTGAAACGCTAGACGATTTTATTGCTGACGATTAGCTATAGCCATACTTATATTTGCGCTTTAAATCTCTTTTCTTTGTTTTTATCTTGATAAATGTGTTTGTCGTGTTGTCATAAACCTTCCCGCCTCTTCTTTTCTTAACGCCACGCGGTTGCTTGTTTCCACCACCTAATGCCTTAAATGTAGCTTTTCCATCGTTTTTGAAACTACCTGCAAACTTTCTAGCCGCTTTTGCATCTTTATAGATAAAAGCACTAGGAGATTTATCTCCTTTTGATTGAGCTAAGACTCTATAAGTTGGTTGGTTTTTGCTTCTTTTTTTATATGCTGTTTTAGCAGCACTTGTCTTTGTCTTACTTATCTTTCCTTTAGGAGTCTTAAATACTCCCTGTTCCATTCGCTTCGCTTTAGTCTTCTTCAATATTCTTTCTTTTGCTTGCTTTGCTTCCTGCTTAGGCTTATAAGAAGCTCTTGCCTTTGCTCCCTTCCTGATCTCAGCTTTTGCTCTTCTTTCTCCTCTTCTTATCTTTGCAGAAGATACCGCATCCTTTCTAACTGCTGATCCTTTAGGAGCCTTTCTAGCGGCTGCAAATTTCTTAGAAGAAGCAAGCTTATTAGGATTTGCTGCCCCTCTTTTTGCTTTTGCTGCACCTTTTCCAGTCAACCTATTACTTACACGAGTCATTCCTGACTTCGCGCCACCTAATTGTCTATTCGCATAGGCTGATCTTCTTGCATCTCCTCCTTTCGCTGCTCCAGAAGCAGCTTTCTTTGCTTCTCTTAGCTTCCCTGCCTGATTCTTATAAGCCGCCCTTGCTTTTACATTCTTAGCTGACTTGCCTACTTTCCCGCCACCGCCAAAACTTCCTCCTCCTCCAGAAGAAGCAAAGCGGCCTATCTTATCCCTGACATATCGACGCGCCATAACCAAAAATCAAACATTACAGGTAGTTTAACCGTTACGGCTAACCTTTGCTACTAATCAAAATACTTTTCTACAAGTTCAAAATCTTCACTACTGTCGCATGAAAGAATTAAGCCTTCTACCAACTCTCCCAATAAATCCTTCTCTATGCCTTTTGCTTTTTTTATTGCATCCGCCAAAAGACTAGGGACATTCTTGTCCCGTGGAAACCTATTCGTCATTTTGACAGCTTCTTCGTAAGTCATAACAACTTCAAAGCTTTTTCTAGGTTATCATCAACCCATTGATAAAGCTTAGGAGCTTTTAATTGTAAACCTTCAGGATCAAGAACATAAACAGTAAAAGCTTCTGCAAACTGTTCAAACCTATTCTTAGAAGCATATTTTGTAACGTAAGTCATAGCTTTAGGATCAAAAGCAAAAGGATAAGCCGCACCTCCAGAGCCTTTGAAATGGACTTGATGGCCAATTTCGTGAATCATCGTAGACAACCATGAAATATCTCTATCCTGTGCTGCACTTACTGAAGGGAGCTTTTTTTCTTTAAAAATATACTCTTTTAAAGGGTTAGAAAGATCCCTAGCTTTTTGATCTAAAATTCCTTTTGCTGCTTTTTTAAATTCTTTAATATCTTTTTTTGTCAACAAACGAGAAGTCTCCCTAAGTTTTGTATTGACGACAGAACTGCAAGCGGTTGTATATCCTGAATAAGTTTTTCCACAAGGTTTTAATATATTTTTAAGAACATGAACATAAGCTTTTTCATCACCCTCTTTTATAGCTTTCTTTGAATATTCAAAGAATTTCCTTGAGTCTTCAAATTTCAAAGATTCAGGATAAGCATCAAAAGCCTTTTGAGTTGTTTTCAATTGATCTTCTATTACTTTCTTGCTATATCTTTTGACTTGTTTTTTGTTCCACCTTTCGCCACTCATTGCGAAATTATTAACTTGATTGCTTTTCTCTAAGAATTTACGCATCTTTTTACTGTTTTGGGCTGTTAAACCACCTTCGGCTTCTAAATTTTTCAATGTTTCTATAGTCATTTTTTCAATTCCTCCGAATTTTTCCACATAGGCTTCAACGGCTTGAGTGCTATGAATTTTTCCAACGGTGAAAGTCTCTTTTGCTTGTGCTGCTCTTGCTGCTTCTGCAAACTTCTCTAACTGCTTTTGATTCTTGATAACAATCGTTGGTTTCGAAGCGGTGATGCTTGTCAGTTTTGGATAACGCTTCTGCAATTGCGCCAAGCTGATTTCTGTTCCATCCGTTCTTACAAACTTTTTAATTGCTTCATCAGGTCCATACTTTTTAGCTAAACGATTAAAATATTTAGCCTTACCTTCTCCTAATGCTTCAATCTGTCTTGGTCCAGGTGTGAATTGAGATAACTTCCCTGACTTAGTTTTAGCCCTTTGTCCATGCAACCATTTCCCATAAGTAGTGTCAGCAGGAACCATCCCTCCTGTTGCGGCTCTTTTCCCTTCGGCTGGATCATCAAATTTTAACTTTGGATATTTCTTCCTCAAGCCATCCCAGTCAATAACAGCAACAGTTGTTGACCTGCAATTAAAATGCTGTGGTGGTTCTGGCCCTTTGTCATATTCAAACTCTTGTCCATCAAGTGATGCACATAAAGCCGAGGTTCTACTATCTAACGTCGCAACATAACGGTACTTCTCTGTTACATCTTCATTTGCTTTATAAACTTGCTTACTTGCTGCATTAGAAACCTGATTAACACTTGTTCTAACAACTGTCCTGATCTGATGCCTAGCCATTTTAAAGCCAGCGTCACCAGATAACGCCGCTTGTAATGGTGTTCCAGCTCTTTGACCAAACTCCAAATTACCCATTAACTGTCGAACAATATCTTCTGTAGGTTCACCAGATAAAAGACCTGTTCTAACCGTTTGCTTAAAGTTACTCAGCTCCCTAGAGGCAATTCCTCTAAATGCTTTCTCAACAGTGTCACCGTTAGGCAGTGTTAATTGTGCTCCTTGCGCTGCTGTTAAATCAAACGGGCCTGTTGCTCTTAACGTGACAACACTAGGGTCTTTTGTGACTACAGCTTTCGCAAAGTCTGGACTTACTGCAACAGTTTGAACGCTATAACCTGCTGGATTTAATTCGCTTCTTAATACTCCACTAGGTAATGCCTTTTCTATTTGACTTTCTACAAAACCAGCTTGAACATCTGCAATTCCTTCTAACTCCTTAATCATCACCGCAACACTTTCTTTTCTCCAAGTACCTAGTGATTCTTTTGTCTGTTTCAATAATGCTCTTAATCTTGCGGCTTTATATGACGGCTTCTCTGAATCATCAATCTTTGCTAACTGCTCAATTGCACGAACAAGAACTTTTTTATTAGCTTTTACAAGTCTATTTTGAACCCCATTACTAAAGCGATTTAAGTCAATAGCGTTCCGATACAGAATCGCTGGTGTGCCTTCTTTCTTTATTTGCGGGGCCATTTATCACTCTTCAACTTGTACTGTTTCTTCTTCTTTTTCCTTCTTCTCAGGTGGCTCCATTTCAATTAATCCTGCTACTTGTGTTGCTTCAACTTCTTCTTCAACATCAAACTCATCAGGTAATACATTGCCCTCGGCCAACATCTTTAGCAAGCTTTCTTGGCTGATTGTATTAGCTGTATAAAGTTGAAGAACGCTGTTGATCTCTTGAGGATCTAAACGAGATGCTAAGAAGTCGCGATTGACATAAGAACTACCCGCCTCAACACCTAAATAATCAGCATGAAAACGCAAACTATTATCAATTAAATCCTGAACCTGTTGCGCGATATAAAGCATCGTGGCATCTGATTGACTTCTATCAATGGCCTTAGAAGTCGCCGTCTCGGCACTGAGTTTTTGACCAAGGATTGCGGCGAGGCCCAATTCGTTAATTTGAGACGCTATCTCTTTAAGTCGTTCTTGTTGTGCTGAAAAACTACTACCGCCTGGTTCTATATATTCAATTCTTGCTTCGGCTGGCATCGCAAAAGCTTCCCCTGGACCAGCACTAATTTCACTATCACTTGGAGGCATCCCAAAGATAGACAGCATCGGAACAGCCGAGATATGCAAGATATTGTCGTAATCGCTCTGTATTTGATAATGCTTCAAATTTAATTCAGCTATATCGCTCATCGGTGGTCTTGATTCCATATATCCAACCTTGTTTGCATATGCAACAGAGAAAGGAATGTAATCAAGTGATGTTGTTCCTTCTTCCTGAATAACCCAATCGCTTTTCTCTTTATTCTTACGATGAATTTCAAAGTTTCCTGGCGTTAATACCCTGATCTGTTGAACTTCTTTTACTCCATACAAACCGTCTTCAACCAACACTTGTTCAGCTAATCGAAGCTGTATTAATTCATCTTTTCCATCTTTCTTTTCTGTTCTCCAACCAATAATGTCCCTTGGTGTGTAAATACTCCAATATGGACGGCCTTCTCCTGTTTCTAAAGATGGACTATCAACAAGACAGCCAATATGTCCGTACCTGAGAAGCTTGCGCGTTAACTCATAGGTAAATATAGAAATATCGTTTCCACTAAGGTCTATATCAAATAAATCTTCTCGTATAACATCAGCAGTGTCATTTAACTGGACAGGTTTACGAGTTAACATACCCGCCAACATCCTTTCAATTCTGATGAAGTAAGGAGATAAAACACTTCTTGCTAACCGAGCGTCATAACTTAAATCTGATTCGCGTTCTTCTTGTGGAAGATATTTTCGATGTTTACTTCTTATCTCATACGTTCCTTGAACAATCGTTTCAGGCAAAATCCAATGCGGCTCTTGATTCAACCATTGCTGGTTAGGGTCAGATACCTTATTAACTTTTGCTTCCGCAATACCTCTATAAGTTCTATATCCACTGTATGCACTGAAAGCCACGGCGTTAAATCCTCTTTAATAGATTCTAATTCCTGTTCTGCTACCCGCACGGGCATACAGAATAGAGAACTCTCGATATACACAGTATCCTAGTGCGTCATTCATGTGATCGAAACCATTAAGCTTATCTGGTTGTTGTGTTTTTTCATCCCATGATTGAAGTTCAAGGCACTCAATCACACGTCGCACACGGGAGCTAACCTCCAACCTTGATTCTCCCTTGGAGTTACATAAAAGATTTTGTAAAGTCTGGACTCGATCTTTGATTGCGGGGTTTGCTCGCGGCGACATGTTTTCAAAGCCGTAAGATTGGAGTATGGATATATCTGTCCTAGAGGCGTTTGCGTTGGTTGAGCGTTGCGAGCCTGAAGCATCTGGAAATACCTGAATTTTACGATCTGGATAACGCCTAACGATTTCCTGAGCTAGTGCGTCAGTGTCGTGAGCTTTCGCTATTTCATCTATTATGACGAGCTTATTTCCGTCCCGCACACATACGACAGCGTTTGTATTATCTACGTTGAAATCAATGCCTATTTTGAGAATTGAATCACTGTAATCTGGGAAATCATCTTTAACGTGAATATCCCTAGAGAACCGATCATATACAGCTCCAGTGGTTAGGTTGACCCATTGCCCCAGCAAGTAAGCCTTTATTAATTGTTCCGAGTAATTAGATTTAAGACTTTCGATGAATCCGTCAGGAAGAAAAGGATTATCCATGCTGCGGGCCTGTATTAATGCGGTGTCTTCTGTTGCTTCCTTGTCGAATGTATGAAACGCCCACCCATATCCTTCTGGGGTTGTTGAAGCATAGAACTGTTGATTGTTTCCCGATCTCAATCTTGCCAGTGCCATATTCATGGCATTTGTAGCTTCACCCATTGGGATCGTATCGGCCTCATCAAAGCCAACGGCGCATAAGTTTTGACCGCGTAAGCGTTGATAAGTCAGGATCGTTCTAAGCAATATTTGATGATTTCCTTCAGCAAAATGAAGCGTATATTCAGGCAAAGGACTTGCCCTAAAAGTGAAAGGAATTTCCCACTGGTCTAATAAATCATTAAGCGTTCGGATCAGAATATCCCGAACCATAGGCGCGGTTGGCTCGAAGACAGCACTAACAAAACCAACATTATCGGCGGCAATCATGCAAGCCTTAGCAACCAAGCCATGCGTTTTTCCTGCTCCGAACCCACACACAAGGCCCAATTTTCTCGATTCCGTGTTCAGGCAGAATTTCTCCTGGTGCGGTAAGAGTCCTTCAAGTATTCGCGCCTTTACTTCTTCTGCTGTTGGCAAACTATTAATAGAAGATTGATAAGCAAAAGCGGTAAGCGGTTCGTTATCACATATTCCGGCAATTAATGAAGTCAACTTAATTCAAACCTCAACAACCGAGCTTGTAATTCCACAGCGCGTAAGGCTGCCTGATGATTACCACGTTTTGCGGCTTGCGCTTCATAATTTTGAAGACGGCTAAGGGCAGACAATAACCATTGTGGCCTCTCAATTTCAGAGTCTAATTGAACCAATATTCTTGCCCGTTTTATATAATTTTCTGCCTGTCTTAAACCAACACTATAATTTTCCGAACAGTATTGAACGACCTGAGTTTTACTTTGACCGTTAATCAATAAGTTGTAGACAGAATTAACCCTGCAATCAATTTCTCTGTCTGTTGCTTTTTTACCCATAGGCAAAATATAACTCATTCATTAGACAAAGGCTTAAGGTCAGCTTCTTCAGCGCAATTGAGG